CCGCCGGAGAGCGCCAGCAGGGCGCGGTCCTTGGCGCGGTGAAGTGCCCAGCGCGGGGAGACTGCGGAAATGGCGCGGTCGAGCAGGTTGGGGGCGGGCTTGGCCATGTCACCAGCCCGGCTGCACGGTGCGGGCGCGGCCGCGGCCGGAGGCGGCGCCGGCGAGTTCCTTGACGCGCTTGTCCCAGGCGGAGATACCGGCCTGCACTTGTTCCAGGTTGGCGCGGGTGAGCGACTTGCCGTCGAGCTCGACCCGTTGTCCGCGCAGTATCTTGGTTTCAGCCGCCAGGTATTCGGCGAGCTTGGCTTCCGCCTGGGCGAGTGTGATGCCGGCCATGTGGCCTCCCGGTGAGCGATACCGGTAGGCTAGGCAGGCGGGCTGTCTCAGTTAAGGGGAAGTGAGAATTTTAACGCTTGATGTTGATCAGCCGGTACATTGTCGCCCGGCTGATGCCGTGGAGGTCGGCAGCCTTGGCGACCCGTCCTGTGCGGCGGGCGTCGTCGAGGGCAATTTGCTTGCGCGCGGCTGGAATCGGCTGGCGCTTGGCGATGTACACCTCGCAGCCGCCCTCCTCCCGCCGCGTGCGGCTGTCCCATTCGGCGCCTATCAGCGTGGCCACTTCCGGCGAGACGCCGAGCCGGACGGCGATCTCCTCGATGCGGCGACAGGAGGCTGAGACGAAGTCGTCGTCGGACTTCATCCGCGCTTCCAATGGGTGAGGTCGACGGCGCCGTCGCGGCCTGACGCGCGCGCTGCGCCCGGCGCGGCCATGCGTTCCATGAATGCGGCCGGGTCGACCTTCGACAGCCGCAGCCCCGCCAGGGCGTATTTCCAACAGTCGTAGGCCTCGTTTCGGATGCGCGTCTGCATCCATTCGCGCACGAGCTTGCGGCGGACGGTCTTTTCGACCAGCTTGTTGCTGGTGAGCTGGGCGAAGAATTCGTCGTCGAAGGCGGGTTCGCGCGGGAAGTGGAGGTAGCCGGGGCCGGCGTGGTCGAGCTTGAGGCGCTGGGTGAGGAGCGCCTTGGCGGCCTCATCCGAGACGAGGAAGGGACTGAACCCCTTCTTGCGCCGCTTGCGGAGCCGCCGCTTGCGGGTGTCGTCGTCCTCGATCAGCGGCTTGCCGCGGCCTTCGATGCCCTTGCAGACGAACAACCAGGGGCGGCCCTTGGCGAAGGCGAGCACCTGGTCGGTGTTGTAGCCGGAGTCGATGCCGCCGCAGTCGGGCGACAGGGCATTGAGTTCCTCGGCGAGTTCTTCCCATGGCTCGCGCCCGGCGGTGTCGCCAGCGACGATGAGATGGTCGACGCCGTAACATTCCTCGCCGGCGGCCCATTCGTAGAGGCTGACCTCGATGCGGTCCTTCTGCACGTCGATGCCGACCGAGCGGACGCGGCGCGGGGCTTCCTCGGGGTATTCCTCGAGACGGTTCAAAAGGCTGTTCGGGTCGATCTCTTCGCCGCGCTCTTCCCAGGGCTCGCCGAGGTCGGTGTTGATGAAGGCGCGCAGGGTGGCGGTATTGGCCTGCGCGTCGTGCCAGCCGCGGGCGAGCTCGAGCCAGGCGGGGCCGAGGCCGATGGGGGCGTAGAGGGCGCTGATGTGGTAGCCGCGCATCGGCCGCTCTGGGTGTGCGGCGATCCAGCGGCCTTCGGCGAGCATGCGCGGCTTGTGGTGCTCATACATTTCGGCGCCGCATTCGCGGCAGACGTAGCGGGCGGCGGTGACTTGCCCGTCAGGACCAACGGAATACTTGAGGCCGTGCGGGATGTCGGGGCCGCCCCATTCGAGGGGCTGCAGGGTGTCGCAGTGCGGACAGGGTACGTGGTAGCGGCGCTGGTCGCTTTTCTGCCACTGGCTGTCGATAAGGCCGTCCTTGACGGTCGGCGAGCTGATGTAGATGCGCTTGCCGCGGGCGAAGGCCTTGGTGCGTGCCTGGGCGAGCTTGATGACGTCGCCCTCTCCCGGGAGTTCTTCCGGGAAACGGTCGAGATCGTCGAGGATGATGATGCGCACAGACTTCTGCGCGTAGCTGTTCGGGCTGTTGCCGCCGGCGAGGAACAGCACGCCCCCGGGGAAGTCGATGAGGTCCTGCCGGTTTGCGGCGTCGCGGCTGCGCATGCCGCCGAGGAGGTCGCGGATGACGGGGGTGTCCTGCAGCAGCGGATTGAGCTTCTGCACCTTCCAGGAGTCGCGGGCTTCCAGGCTGGGCATCATGACCATCATCGGGCCCGGCGCGTGTTCCATTGTGTAGCCGATGGCGTTGACGGTGAATTCGGTCTTGCCGATTTGGTTGGAGCACATGACGACGATGTCACGAACGCGGCTGCCGAGGGAGAGGCAATCCATCGGCTCACGCCAGAACGGCGTGCGGCTGGTGCGGTAGCGGCCCTGCTCGCTCGCCTGTTTGCTGGTGAGGATGCGGTGATCGTCGGCCCACTGCGACACCGAGAGCGCCCGCCGCGGAGCGACGGCGTGGCGCAGGACGGTGAGGCAGTGGGCAAGGTGATGGGTTTCCGGTGCGCCCATCAGGCCCCTCCTCCAGGCAGTTCTGCCTGATACCGCGCCAGGGAATGTTCGATACCAGCCAGGACGTCGCGGCAGGCCTGGGCGAGCAGGCTGTGTACTTCCTCGAGATCCGGCACCGGAGCGACGATTGGGGCGACCTGGTCGGGGAAGATTTCCATCGCGGACCGTACGGCGGCGCCCATGGCTTTCAGGGCTGCGTCGACATCTTCCTTGGGGATGAGGTTGCCGCGCTTCTGTTCGCGCTCCATCTCGAGGAGGTCGGCGGCGGCGGCTTCCTTGCGGGCCTGGGCGTCGATGCGGGATTCCGCCGTGCCTCCTGTCGTTTCCGCGTTGTTGCCGCCGTTGCCGCGCGTTGAGGCCGTTGGGCGGCGATCGGTGGGCGGCTGGCCCTCTGCCACCTCCATGCCCCTTTGCGCCGCCCAGCGGGCCGCCACGTCGTCTCTGCCGCCGCTGGTGTCGAGGATTTTCTGCCGGCTGGCTTCGACATCGACGAGGCCAGCATCGGTGAGCACGAGGCGGCCATGCTGCTTTAGGCGGGTGACGTGGGAGCGATCAACCTCCATGAGGCGGGCAAATTGGGCTTGGGTGACGGGTTTCATGGCTTTGTGACCGCTTCTTTTTTCATGTGACCACTCATGTGACCGTTGCTTTTTTTATAAGTATTTGTATTGATGTAGATGTGACCGTGTGACCGTATGTGACCGCAGTTTTGTGTACGCGCGCGAGATGTGCGGGCGCGCTGCTTCCTTTTTTTCGCTCACGTGCGCGGGCGCGTTGTAGCGGTCACATACGGTCACATTCATGTTTATCATGTAGTTAAGTGGTCATAAGATCGGTCACAAGATCGGTCACATACGGTCACATTAGGCGGCCAACCTGTTCATTTCGTCTTCGCGTAGCTTGGCGGAGAAGGCGAGCATGCAGCGCGTGGCCCATTCGGCAATGTCTTCTCCGGGTTCTTTGCGGTAGTCGAATTCCTTGCCGCGTGCAGCCGCACGCTGCAGCCAGGTGTCGCCTGGAATCTCGAGCCGCACCTGGCGCGCCTTGCCTTCGAAGTGGTGGCTGTCGTAGACGTAGGTCTGTTTCCGGTGCGACCAATCCTGCAGGTGGGCGAGCTTGATGCGAAATCGCCGCCGCGAGGCGATGTTGCGCTCGCGGTTTTTCTGGCAGTGCCGGACGTAGGCTTCGAACAAATCGTCTCCTTTCATCGGACAGACCGGGTAGATGGTCTCGCCGTTAACCCAGTCCTGGAGGAATTCGTCTTCAGATGAGCGCGAGGCGTTGATGAGCGCAGCCTTGGCTTCTGTCATGGGAGGCCGCGACCATGGCTTGAAGTCGCCCAGGTCGAGCGTCATAAGGTAGTGGTAGAAGGCTTCGATGCCGCCGGTGGCCATTTCTTCGCGCACGTCGGCATAGACCTGCTCGCTGACAGGCGGCGGCGTCCAGATGACGAGGTGCCGGCGGTCGTCGTTGTCGAGCGGCAGCGGTTGGTCTTCGTTGCTCAGGAAGACGATGTTGCAGCGATTGGTCTGGTAATAGGCATCGACGAACTTGCGCTGTATGCGGATGCGGTGGCCGGTGACGAGTTCCTTGAGCTCGTTCTTCAGCTGCCATTTGTCGGAGCTGTTGATGACTTCCTCGGCGAGGACGAATAGTTTGGAGTCCCAGTCGGAGTTGAACTGGCTTTCCAGGGCCCGTTGATCGAGGATGACGGCGTAGTTGCGATAAGAATCGAGGTCGCCGTAGATCTGCGCGAGGACCTTGAAGATGGTGCTTTTGCCGGTGCCTTGCGGGCCGTGCAGCATGATGGCGGATTGCATCTTGGCGCCAGGGTGCTGCAGCGGGTAGGCCATCCAGCGCAGGCACCATTGGACGACGTCCGGACGCGGGCCTTCGCCGCTGCATAGGTATTCGAGCAATTCGATCAGCAGATCGCATTTACCGGAAGCGGGCTTCATCGGCCAACCGCGCCAGGTGTTGAGCTTGACGTTGCGTTCTTCGCCGGAGGGGTCGAATCCGATCTGGTCGACATAGTAGGCGCCGCGCTGCGCCCAGACGGGGTGACGCTTGATGTCGTCGAGGCGTTGGCCGGCTGGAGTGAGCGCGGTCATCTGGGTGGACTGCACGATGCGCGCGGTCCATGTATCGAAGAGCACCTTACCGGTTCCATCGTCGATCGGGATGAACCTATCGACGAGCTCATCAATGGACATGACGGCGCGGGCGCCCATCCTGTCATCCCCGCCCCCCTCTGGGGATGAACCCCCGCCACCAGAGGGGGGGGTGATGCGCCCCCCTCCTCCTCCGTCGCGCCATTTCAGCTCGTCGAGCTTTGCGGCAACCTGTGCAGCAACGGGAAGCGGGCTTCCGGCGAGCGCGAAAAGGTCGTTGAAATCGGTAAGCTTCTTTCCATCGCGCCGGTCGGCACCGGCCTCGTCGGAGAAGTCTGGCTTAAACCAGGCGGTCTTCTCGATCTCTGCGGTGGCCTGTGCGGCATGGCTGCAGCCCGGGTTGCCGGTCGTGAGATAGTCATCATCTGCGGCGAAGAGGAGGCGCAGCCTTGGGTATTGCTTGCGCAGGATCTTGCCGGCCTTGGCCAGGTTGTTGGCGCTGAAGGCGTAGGCCACTGACTGGCCGCTGGCCTCAAAAAGTGTCGCGGCGGTGGCGTAGCCTTCGGCAACCAGCAGGATACCGTTGCGCTGGATCGGGCCGATGACGCCGAAGCTGCCGCCCATGGCCATGCCGGCCGGCCAGAATTCCTTGTCGCGCTCGATCTTCTTCGACCGGGCGTGACCGCGCGGATAGATGAACTGAATGCCGTTCACGTTGCCGTGCTGGTCGTGCATCGGCACCACCAGTGCGCCGATCGCGCATTTCAGACGGTAATGATTCGAATCGTCGACGCCGGCGAGCGTGATGCTCTCGGTGCTGTTGAGCACGCGCAGGCCGTGCGCCTGGATGCCTTTGCGCGCCAGGTAGTCGTGCTCAGTGCAGGGAGCGCAACCGGCCCACACGGTGGCGGCCCAGGCGGCGGCGGTCTTCGCATCAAACTTGCGCTCTTCCTTGAGCCGGCGCTCGGCTTCCTGGTGCGCCTTGCGCATGGCTTCGAGATCGTCGCGGGAGAGCTGCGTTGTCTCCCGGTTGATCTCGATCTTCATGCGCCCGTCGTCTGTGCCGTGCCAGATGCCGAAGGTGCCGACGATGTAGGTGTTGCCGGCCTTAGAGGTCCATTCCTTGAGCCGTGTCCAGCCGCGCCGCTCGTTGTCCTCGCCGGTGACCTTCCATCGTTGGATGCGTGCGTCGAACGTGAGCGGCTTGTCGAGCACCAGCCCGCAGCCCTCGATCTGTCGGACGACGTCGTCGTAGTTAGCCCAGGTCATCTCGACACGCTAATATTCTTCATTGTTGAGTATGTTCAACACTCCCGCCCTAGCGATAGAGCGGGCTTGTCATTACCCTCACATCAGGGTTTGCGGAAGGACCCGTTGCCTGGTGTTGTGTTGTTGAATGAGCCATGCCGCGCTTACATGCCTGCAGGGGGTGCGGGGTTAATGGCCATGGTTTCTCCATGGCGCCAGAATGGCGGATGCGCTGCCTTTGCTATCTTGTCGCGCGGGATCATGAGGAATGCCTCGATGCCGGCCTGGCGATGAAGCACGCGCACGATCTCGCAGTCAGGGTTGGCTGCGGCCACTTCCTTAAAACTTAGCGCTTCCTGCACTCGCGCGCCTCCCAGTCTTCTCGGCATTCCGGGTCGCACCATCTGCGGCCAGGCCTTACCTTCGTTGCACAGTTCAGACAGCGGCCCGTGGCTTCTGCAATAGGCTTGGCTGCGATGGCAGCGGCAATGTTACGGGCTCGCTCGTCTTCGGCGAGGTCGTTGGCGCGGTCAATGATGTCCATCAGCGCGCGGTCCTCATGGCTTCATAGAGGTTCATCTTGAAGAGCGGTTCGAAGTTGGCTTTGTGATAGGCGCGGCCGATGCCGATCATGTCGATGCGCTGCGTGTAGCGCGGCTTCTTGATGACCATGAGGATCGGCACGACGGCCTGGCCGTGGCCGAACTTGATGCGCATCCAGACACCTTTTGGCAGGTGCTGCGGGTGGCCGTTCTTCCAGCTGCGGCGTCCGCTCCATTGTCCTGGCCCGCGCGAGAAGAACATTTCTCCCGCCTTGGCCACGTTGCGGCGGCTGCGCTTGCTGTTGCTTGACCACGAGTACGGGTCCACGCCGAGCTTGAGCTGGGACATGATCTGCTGCACCTGGCCGCGGCTGATATTGCCGTACTGGTCCAGGCGCGCCCGTTCGCCGGGGGCGATATATTCGTTGGTGCCGATGAGTCCGGCACGCTGCAGCCAGTATTCGAGTTGCTTGCGCGGGCGGTCGCCTCCGAGGAACTGGTGGCCGATGACGGCGAGCTTGTTCTGCCCTGCCCTGCCGCCTTGCCTGCCCATGCCATCCATCAACCACACCCTGGACATGATCGGGTTGTCGTTCTTGTTGGCCGGGACGTAGAAGAGGCTTTTCATAGTCCAAGGCGTCGGGCGGTCGAACTTGCGGGCCATCTCTTCTTCGGTGACCTTCTTCGCGCCCTGGGCGAGTTGCGTCAAGGTCTTTGCGACGGCGAACGGAACCTGCCTGCTCATGGCGCGGTCGATGCTGGCCATGAATTTGCCGAGTTCGAATTGCGATTTGATCACCTGCCCCTCCGTGCCTTCTCGATTTCATCCAGGCGTCGTTCGGCGGCTTCTCGGACGATGACGGGGTTGATGTCTCCCCAGTCGGTGCGCCGCGGAATGGCGGAGAGATAGCCGCGCAGGGCTGCGGGGCTGCGCATCCCCTGAATGAATGAGACTTCCGTGGCGGTGGTGTAGCCAGACAAGGACATCAGCGCCTCTTCTTCGCCGGGGTGGCCATCTGGGATTGCGCCATGAGGCCGGCGACTTCGGACATCAACGCCTCGACGCGCTTCAATGTCGCGGCTTCGGCCTGGGCCTGGTCGCCAAGGTAGCGCTGGATGAGGTAATAGATCGGCGTGAGGTCGCCCTGCGTCTGGATGTAGCGCTCGAGGGCGGCGACGCTGAAGTGGCGGTCGGAGTCGCCGGCGAGCTCGCGCGACAGGTTGCCGGGCGCCTTATCCAGATCCATCGCCACGCGCTTCAGGCCGCGCGAATAGACGCCGGCGGCCAGGCAGTCGAGCAGCGAGGCGTGGCGGTCGAGCAGGCCGGGTTCGAGCTCAAGGGTCAGTTGATTGGCCACCGATAACCTCCGATAGAAATTGTTGTCGTTGTTTGCCGCTGGTTATCGTTGCCGGCGGCCAAAATAAAAGGGCCTGGCGCGGGATGTCCTGCGCCAGGCCGAAGGTTGCGGAGGGGTGGATGAGGGATCCGCAACGAGGAGTGAAATGGAGGAGGCTCGCATGCTGATAGACTTTGATTTCCAGACCAAGGCCGTCACGGCAAGGAGCCCCCATGGACAGAAGGACGCGACTGCTTGTCATCGCCACGGCCATCGCCGTGGCCTCCGGGTATCTCTTCTTCATGACCAGCCACACCCAAATCGCTTTTATTGCGATGATCGCAGCGGTCTGGCTCGGGATCGAAGCAGTATTCCCACACGTCAAATAGCCGGTGCGACAGCCACCGGCAGGCCACACCCAGCAGGGCGGCCAGGATCATGTCGTTCACGCGGCCTCCTTCGCCTCAAGCCTCAGCCGATAGGTTTCGGTCACTGTTTTGATGCCCTCGTCGCCAAGCACGAGATATTCCGCTTGCACGACCGGAAAGCCCGAGGGCTTGCACGAGATCGAGAAGGAGATCAGGTTTTCGATGGACAGCCCCATTGCCCTGGCCAGGGTCATGTTGACCTCGTGCGGGCGCATGCTCATTTAGGCCGCCTCCCATTCCTGTGGCTCCGCGCTGGCATCTTTGAAGATTTCAGGGCAGAGCACCGCCCTGCTGATGCCAATCTTCTCTTCCCACGCGATGGCGTTCTGTGGCGTGACCGGACGCTTTCCAGTCTCGATGTGCGTGATCGTGGCATCGGAAACTCCGAGAATCTCCCCGAGCTGTGCCTGGGTAAGTCCGTGGTCTTTCCTATACACACGCAGAGGGTGCAGAGGGTGCAAATCCATAGTGCTACACAGCGTAGCATTTATTTCCGCAAGCTACAAGGGGTAGCACAAGAAAAAGATAAGCTACTTAAAGTAGGGCCATGAAATCCCATTTGCTTAATTGGTCAGCAAAACTGACGGCGGCCAAGGAGGCAGCCAAGGCGCTCGGCCAGGTGAAGGGCGACAGCGATTTGGCTGCCATCGTCTCCGAGAAGATCAAGTCCGCCGGATTAAGCTCTGTAGATCGCGGAGCCGTAAATCATTGGCTCAAGGGGCGCCGTTATCCGAACGTTCCCCAATTCATTGCGCTCTGCGAGGCGCTGAATGTTCAGCCCGCTGAGGTTTTGGCTTTGAGCACCTACCAGAGCGAGAATGTCGTGAGCTTCCGCGCCAGAGAACCCGCCAGAGCCAACTACATAACGGACGAAGAGTCCGAAATTTTCGATCGTTTGCGATCGGCTCCTACGGCGACACGCCGTCTGGCGCTTGCTGCCGCTCTGGGAGTTCTGGAGAAAAGCGGCCCGACCAAGAGGCCCCGCCGGAAACCGCAAAGGTGATTTCGCTGAAAGATTGGGCCAGATTAAATTTACAAACCACGTTCAACTTTGACAATTGAACGAAAGTGATATTGAAATATTTTGCACAATAAACCGAGGAGAAGGCGGTGGAGATCTTTCTGGCGTGGATCGTGTTTTCCATCCTGGCCGGCGTCATCGGGCACTCCAAGGGCCGCAGCGGCCTGGGTTTCTTTTTTATTTCTCTTTTGCTCTCCCCGCTCGTCGGGCTATTGGCAGCCATTGCCATGCCCGCACTCGGTCCATCACGGTCGGTAAGCGGCTTGCAGTCTGACGATGAGCGCGTGAAGTGTCCTTACTGCGCCGAGCTTATCCTGAGGGAGGCACGCATCTGCAAGCATTGCGGACGCGATGTCGAGCCATCAAACAAAACGGCGGAGAAGATGCCAGCCCCTGATAACTCCTGGGCGCGAGGCATATACAAGCAGGACTGACATGTTTCGTCAGGTGGCCATCATTTGTGCCGCCATCATCGCAAGCGCCGGAGCCGACGCCCGACAGTCACGCTCGCAAGCCTCTCGCCAGGCCTTCGTCAAATCCAATCCTTGCCCGGCGACTGGCGAACGCCGCCTTCCCTGTCCAGGCTATATCATCGACCATATTGAGCCTCTCTGCGCTGGTGGCCCGGACATTCCAGCCAACATGCAGTGGCAAACCTTCATCGAGGCCAAGATAAAGGATCGAGAAGAGCGAAGGCGATGTCGTAATTAAAACCAGGGGCCCCGCAAAAAGCGGGGTTTTTTGTTTTTCGTGGTGCTACTTGACGTAGCACGCTACTTTATGTAGCATACGGTTTGTATTGAGCGCGGAACACAAGATTAACGCAGCCAGCACCGGGTGCCGTCGGGGCCCATAACCCTGATTGAGCGTGGTTCGACTCCACGGGCTGCAACCAGAACGGAGGGCTTCGATGGAGAGCCTGTTCTACGCATCTCTGGTCGTCTTGATCGCCGGGTATTTCGCCTGGTGCCTTGAGTTGGCCGACCGGGATTCGGAGGACTGGTGATGCCCTACCAGCCCACCACCGCCGAACTCCGCGACGCCTTCCGGCGCGGGCGGCTGTGGTGGCTGGGCTGGACGTTTCAGAAGGCGCAGTCCGTGCCCTACGTCGCGCAGTGCCTGGCCAACCAGGTGCGCGAAGAGCGGCGGCGGCGCGAAGCACGGGCCGGCCGGTTGCCGGTGCAGATGAATCTGACGGAGGAAGCATGAGCCTGCAACAGAAGATGCTGGCCGAGATGAAGGCCGAGATGGATGCGCGCACCGAGGCGATCATCGCCGCGGCGGATCTGTGCCACGAGGCGGAGGCGATCGCGGAGGCGCTGCGGGAGGCAGGGTTGGAGATGGTCGAGGCGCATGGCAGCAGTTTTTTCAGATTCATGCCGAACCGGTCCGTGAGCATCTGGGTGGCCTCCTATGCCACCACCCTCACAGCCTGCGACGTGATCGAGGCCATCTTCGCAGCCGATCTGGCCGTGCGCGAAGTCTACTACCCGAGACTGCCGGGCGAACACCAGGGGGTGACGA